CTACAGTAGCAGAGATTGAAGCAAACTTACGGCACGGAAAAGAAGTGGGTATACTTGCTGATACTAACTGGATTATTGGTTTTCCTAACGAAGATACACAGGCATTCTCTGACACAATGACAATGATGTGGCGCAATCGCAATAATAACTTACGTGACGTGGGTACCGGACTTACGCTAATGCAAGACCCAGATACAGATATTGGTATTAATCACTTAAAGTATAATATTGCCAAAGAGTCATTGCTAGGTGCATGGACTACATTTGATATGAAAAATACATCTATCAACAGAAAAATCCGTGTTAAAACCATTGAAATATTCTTACAAATAACTAACGTTCAACCTGTAGTCGAGCAACACTTATGGATAGCACAACGAGAAAATTTAAGAAAGTCTTATTCTGTTAAATTCGACAACGAGCTGGATATGAGAGAAATAGAATACGAAACGTTTGATTACGACATTATCAAACCTGACTTGAATCCTATTGCTGATACTATTGTTAATGAAATATGGCCGTTGCTAAGACTATTATGGCGCACTCGTGGTGCCTATGAAATTACTGTACGCTTTGATCCAGAAACAGACATGCAAGAGTTTGGACACAGAATTGCCAGCGACTACTGGGCAACACATAATTTTAAAATAGACGGTAACGGAAATTGGTCTGCAGAGTTTGACTATGAATTAAAGTTGCCTGAGAATCCGTGGCATCCATGGAGTGCTCCAGAACAGTTACAGCCTTGGCCAGACTGTAACTTTACTTACAAATATGTAGGTTCAGGTAAGTGGTAATCTATTTCTTACCTATGTATTCGTGGCTGTAGCATACACGATAAGCGTCACGGACTGTAGTTGTGCCACCATAACCTTTCATTTCACGTGCAGTACCATCTTTGTTTAAGTAGCTACCTACACGGCTTTTCTTATTCATTGACGTGGGACGCCATAGTTCGGACTTTTCTCTGTGTTCGCCAAAGCTAGGGTGTGCTGTTTTACTAAAATAACGTAGTCCCTTGTCTACATAAATTTTAGCAATAGCATCACTAAATGCTGTGCCTATACCCATGCCTTGGAACTCGGGTAGTATTACAGTACGATGGCCTCGCCAGTAACTATGTATATCTCTATTAGTACTATGAATGGCAGCATGGAATCCAATTGGCTTATCGCCCAGAAGTAAGACATAGTAATGCGCTGACTTACTAATAGCAGTATCTAGATAGTGATACTTACTGAAATATCGCCAATAGTCAACACTTGAGCTTTTGATGGTGAGTGCGAGTTCTGGTTGTCTCCCCAATCGAAAGGGTAACCTCCGGTTTTCTAAGACACAGAGATCCGTGTCATATACGTATTCCGGATCTAACCATTCTACTATGTCTCTATGGCAACTTGCAATGTATAACGGATCTGTGGTACCTCGACGATCATAGAACTTGCGAATACTTAATGCAAGACTTTTAGCAGTATCGCGATCAACCACACTAGTAAACTCATCTACTGTGCTGAGCCCTTGATCTAAACTAATAGCCATTTCAAACCTGTGGTACTCACCGTTGCTTAATGTATTAGGTGGACGGAACCATGTGGGAATACTACGAAGTCCGCAAGCTAATAGCAGTTCTTCACCGCGCTCGGGAGTAGAGAAGTTTTCAATGGTGTTACGATAGTTATCTACAGTAGGGTGTCGAAGTTCTCCCATGCTACGCAGGATAGTACTTTTACCACTCCCGCTTGTACCAACGATAAGCACAATGCCATCTGCAGGAAGCTCCGGTATTTCTACACTACTTTCTTTGTAGTCTGTAATGTCGTATTTCTTTTTAATTTCTTCTAAGTAGCTCATATTAAATTACCAAATGTTTAAAGTAATTATAATGCTTTTCCAATGTCCATGTCAATGGATCAATAACTGTACCGTCGTGAGTTTGGTATTCGGCAGTAAATACTTCACTATATCGTTTAAACGGTAACCACATGTCTGGAGTCTTACTTGCCCAGCCCGCATCTTTTAGAGCCATGTGTTTAGCACGACTCAACTTAACAGTGGGCGCATTAAGAGCTTGATCGATTGTGATAACATCTGACAACAATAAATCCCTTAAAATCTTTGCCGGAATCAAATGCTCAAAGTCACAATCTTCATCTGCTCCAATTTCGTGATAGTGAGCTTGCATACCATCACGTTGTTGAATACAGTACTCATGATACCTACGTAGTGCATCATCCATTTCATTGCGTATTTCACGCAACTCTTGAGCATTGCCCACTACTTCGCTGTACTCCTCTGCCAGGCGAGTTAAGTTACGACGGCAACGATTAGCTACAGTCTGATATGTCTCGGGAGTGCGTTGAGTACGACCATATACTGCCGGTACAAACTTGTCTAGGCTTTCCTTTAACATTATGCGGCCTCTTTTTGTGGAAACAAGCCTGGAGCATAGTTACCGCTAGTAATACCTACGCTAGCACCGGCACCGTGTGTTGGTAAATTTAGTTTGCCGTTGTTTAATGTATGCAACTCACGCATAAAGTTACTCATAGCAGTTGGAGCAACCCACCCTGCACCCGGGTGACTGTGTTCCCATTGAATCTTTGCTTTGCTATGCACCAAATGACTGCTCTTGAATGTTAATTTCACGCTCTTTAAGAGTGTAACCATCCAACCATCTGGCAAGGCAATGTTATATTCGCGGGCAAGTCGTTGCAATTCGTATAGACCAATAAACACACCTTGATCAATTTCTTCTTGTGTTGGGAATGTTTCTTTAATTGCTTTTAATATAGCATTTAGCGTACTACCCTTAGGGTCTAACTCAATGCCCTTTTGTGCATATTTAAAGTGACTAAAGAAATAGTTATTGTCGCCACGCAGATTGTCACTGGCACGGCTACCTTTGTCTTGTAAATCAATTTCCAATGCATCGAATTGATCTTGCATTGTACGGGCAAGAACATTCTTAACATCACGGCTACCATTTTTGTAACGCACCAAAGCATTGCGATGCAAATCTCCAGGATTTAAACGACGTACACCTGTATCGTTGAGCATTTCAAAAGCAAATGATGCAAAGTTAGGATCTGTAGTTTCTACTACAGCACAAGGAATTTCTTCAAAGCCAAGTATAAGTGCGGCAATGGTGCGGTGCTGCCCGTCGTATGCATCAATTCTATCATTACCTGAAATAGTGCAAGCAGAAACCGGACTACAAATTCTTGAATCCCATTTCTTCATAATATTAATAATATGCTTATGAAGTACGTCACGTTGAACTTCATAATCAATCCAGAGTACATCTGTCTTAATCATATTACTAACGGGAAATGGTTGTGACAATCGTGCGGCTGTTCGCCATGCATCTAATTGTTCTTGGGTTATATTATAGTGAGCTTTAAGCTGAGTTTCAACTTCTTTAGCCACGTCAGTGAGTTTGCGTGTGAGGCGCTTTGCCATTGTAATTCTCCTTCGTTACCCGACACAATGCGGGATTGGTTAAAATTTTACTACTAGTTACTATTATAGCATTATGGGATTTAACAGTCAACTATTTGTTTCTATGTTGTCTAAATACGACACTAGATCATTGCCGTGTAAGGTAAGCATCATGGCTTCTTCTTCTTCAAATACTATAAGTTTCTCACGTTTGAGTAGGTAGTACATACCTTTAAACTGTCGTTCTAACTGTAATAGATTTTGGTTGGTAAGTTCTTTGGGCAACACAAAGTCGTAACTGGTGAGTTTAAGGTTAGACTTGACAAATTGTAGGCCGGCCAAACTCAACCTAAGGCTCTCTGGATCTGTGGGATTCTTCCACCAACGACGTTGCATGTCAGTAGTTATTGCAATTGGGATGCCAGCTTGTTCTACAAAAATTTTAGTAAGCTGACGTTGGGTGTAACGCTTAAGGGAAAATTTTGTCGCCGGCACGTAAAATTACAACCGAAAATTTGTCCGTTTTAAATAAGACATTTAATTTCTTACATAGATTAATAGCATGTCCGGAATTTGAAAAGGATACTTTTTTATATTTTGGGCCAGGATATGATACTAAGATATTGTGTGTCTTGAGATTGATAGGTTGATTGTCGTAGTAAACTGCCCAGATACCTTCGCTGGCTAATACCTGTTCACTTTTATATGTTGTCTTGTTTACATGGTCCAACAACACCGTTGGCTTTGGTCGACTCATTTCACTTATCCTTGATATACAGTTTATTTATCTCAATATATACGCAGTTTATTTAAAACCGCCACCATCCATGTTGATAATAACCGAGTCTTCTGCAACATTATTCTTAGTTAAATCGGCAATTGTGGCCATTAAATCATAGATTTCGGCGTGTAAACTACGAGCTTCTTGCGGATTTAGTGTAAGCATCTTACCGTTAGTTTGATTAAGTACTCGAACCTTATCATTAAACAATTTAATGTGGAATGGTAAATTATTGTCCGCCATTTGCTTCTTTCATCGATTCAATCATGCGTTCCTGGGTTTTAAACGGGCCTTGGTATTCATAACGATTTAGAGTAATAAGTTTAGGACAGTACGCACGAACCCAGGTTGAGCTAAACTTAATAATATAGTAACCAGCACAAAAGAAACTTTTACTTTTACTACCTTTAGTATAGATAGGCAAATAACGTTGAACATCAAGAACCTGATTTTGTGGTTGTGAGTTAGTAGGAAATCCGTAGACTTCATATACGTCTAGTTTTTCTTTTTTTGCTTTTTCGACCTTAACAAATTCAATATTGTATTTCTTTTGTAGAATTTTAATACTAGGAAACATCTCACGTTTATCATCGTGTAAGTACACAACTCCGCCTTCGTCAACAGTCATAATGTTACCGACCTTTGTGCCTTCGGACTCAACAATCCACATCTTATTCTTTACTACTGGTTTAGCAATCATTTCAGTCATTATTTTTGACTCCTTAGTCTTCTACACTCTTCTTTAGCCGCAACAGGAATGTCCGGACTAATTTCTGCAATCTTGCAATCGTATACGGCTTCTTTTGGTAGCATAGTACTAATACCATAGATTAAAGAACACATAAGCCCTACTAAAACTAAGAGTGCAGGCCACATTATTAAATGCTCTTTAATGGTGGTCATTTTTTAATAAACAAATAATTAATATAAGCGATACCAAAACTAATCACAGCACCAACATAGTCACCACTGCCTAAATCAACAATACCGGCCATAACTAAAAAGCCAACTAAGAACCATGTGATTTCTATGTAGTTGCGATTATACCAATTTCTAAAATTATCTAACATATTATTTCTCTGGGTAACTTGCTTCTAAAAATCTAACAAAACTGTCAGACATTTCTGACATTTTAATTAAATCATACTTGCCACATAACTTCAAAAACTGTGCACCTACCATTGGGCGACTTAACGGTCGAGCGCCGTTAGCAATAGTTTCTGCAATTTGCACCTTAACATCATCTGGTTGTGCAGTTAAATCTACTAGTTGTACGTTGCGAAGATAGTCATCTAGTACTCTATG